AGAAGCGGAACTATCTTTCAGATACACACCACGGACATTGTATCCGTGATAGTAGTCTGATCCGCAGGACTCCCTAAACGGTCCTTCAATGAAGGACTTGCTCCCATTGACACGAAAACCAAGGATATTTAAGAGACGCACTACATGCCGGGTCGCTTCCGACCGGCATGCAATATCGTCCCCAAACACCCCGAAGTTTCCGTGCCAACCTACTGATGGCTTCTCAACAGGAATGTTAAGAAACCGGTAGACGGAGCAAACTACTGAAGCAAAGATTGCCGTTTGCAGCGGGAACGTAAAAGCGTTTCCCATGCTACTGAACAATCCGAGTTCCAGTACAGTCCCATCAGGCAAGGTTGTGGTAGGAGACCTATACTTTCCAAGGTCGCGAAAAACGGCCTTAGGAAGCACGTCCTCCAACATTCGAGTAGACATGGAATCCGATGCGGACTCCAAGTCTATAGTCGAATAACCCCAACCGAGCGATCCGAGACGCGCGAGCGCCCTATTGTTGTCAGGCTGAGCAGATAAGTCAATTCCAAACTTACCTTTTAGCCTGGCCTCAATTGTATCTTTGCAGCCCATCTGAAAAAACATATTCAGAGTGGGTTCCACACAGATAACACGGGCAATCTCGGTCGTTTTCGGTACAAAGCTAAGACGATTACCTCTGCACACCACCGGCCCGGACCAAGCCGAGAGTCGCGCCTTTTCAGCGCGCTCCCAGCTAGGCTGGCTACGAATGGTGCGGGTGTACACATCGTACAGCTCTTGACTCGTGCAACTTATAGGGGAGTCGAACAGCTTCGTATAGAAGTCCTGTCCTCTCCCCCCTATATTGGAGCCAGGTCCCAGGTTGCCCTTACGGGCAACTGCATAGGGGTCTAGCTCCATACAGAACGTCCTATAACGGGGATCGCCCCAGTTATTAACTGGATTGAAGAAGTCCCAAACAGCCGATTTGAACTGGCCGTACAGAACTTCGTCTAGTGACGTTTCGAGTTGCAATGTCCATTCACTACATCTTTTATTAGATGCAATGAACTTTTCGAGAGCAGCAGCCTCAGCTCCTCCTTCAGTCTTATCACAAAATTTCTTCAGAATACTGTTGCTAAGAGCGAGGACAGCATACTCAGAGAC